GATTTTTTAAAAATCATTGAAGAAAAATCAGAAAAAATTAACAATCGTTAAATATAAGGTTTGGAGGTATTTTATGAGGGAGGGAATTATACAATGAAATTGGTATCAGCAGTATTATTAGTACTAAGTACTATGGCTTTATTAAAAGATGTAATTAAAGATGAATTGAAAGCAAGTACAATTTTAAATGCTACAATCATGATATTAAATGGAATACTGTTAAAAATGTAATAATCCCAGGAATAAAAATAAATATACTTACACCACATAAATACAATCTCCTAGATATACCTGGTGTCTAGGAGTCAAGGGGGAATTTAATGAGTTGTATAGATAATTACAAAGACTTATGTATAGATATAGAAACACAGCAATGTATCGTAGAAGATATAGAAAAAGAATTAAAGCAACTAGGGAAACTGATTCACGGGCCTAAAGATATAACAGGAATAGATTATAGTAGAGGGCCTAGTGGATCAACAATTCAAATTCCACTTGATAGGATAATAGATAGGGCCCAAAGAATCACGAAAAGATTAAATGTAGAGCAAGAAATATTACAAAGTAAAATAGAGACAAAGAAAAAGATAGAAGAAAAACTTAAAGAATTAAAGGGCCTAGATGCAAAGGTTGTACATATGAGAGACATACAAGGAAAAGAATTAAAAGATATAGCAGAAGTATTAGGATATTCTTATCAATATGTAAAAGAGATAAGTGCTAGAAATAAACCTACTTTCAACATACTGACAACCGAAAATTAAGATGATATTATGATAGTATAGAACAACTGAATAAGGACAGGGACAATCTCACACATGTTCCAAAGCGGAAACTATCGTAAAGGTGAAGGACACTCAGAAATGGGTGTCTTTTATTATGCATATAAGGGTGGTATGTATGGATGATGTGAAATGGAAAAGTGATAAACATTGTATAGAGTGTAGAAAGAAGATTAGAAAAGAGATCATAAAAGAAATACAAGAGAGTTGTAAGGATTGTAAGAAGATGTATCGTATAGAGAATAAGGAGAGTCATAAGGGACTAAGGAAGTGATAGAGTAATATGAAAAAAATAAATAAATTTATATTGAAGTTCTTTATAGCAATTTTAATAGGAACATCATCAATGATAGTAGGAGCTTTATGCAAGCAGGAATGGATAATATTCGCAGGTGGTTATATAACATGCTTGGTAATAAATTATGAAAACTTATTAGAGTAATATTACTTAATAGAATCAAGGGAAGTGATAGGGTGGTGTAAATGAAACTAACAGAGAAACAGAAAAGATTTTGTGATTATTATATAGAGACAGGAAATGCTACAGAAGCAGCTATAAGAGCAGGGTATTCTAAAAGCACTGCTAAGGTAATAGGAAGTGAAAACTTAACCAAACCTTACTTAAAAGAATATATAGATGAAAGAAACAAGCTATTAGAGAGTGATAGAATAGCTGATATGAAAGAAGTAAAAGAATTCTGGACTAATACTATGAGGAATGTAAATGAAGAGACTAGAGAGCGATTAAAAGCTTCTGAATTAATAGCCAAAACAAACGGAGCTTTCTTGGAAAAGGTTGAACATAGTGGAAATATAAATGTAAACAATCCATTGGAAGGACTAACTACAGAAGAATTAAAGAAGCTGATACATGATGATTGATAAAGAACAACTTAAAAAGTATGCAAGAATAGAACTCGCTAAACGTGAGTTCTTTTATTTTTCTAATTTACTAGCACCAGATTTTTATAAAGAAGATAGAAAATATCTAGTTGATCTATGTAATGAACTCCAAGACTTTTATTACTCAGATGATGATGTATTAATAATCAATGAGCCACCTCGCCATGGGAAAAGTAGAACGGCAGGACTATTTGCTCAATGGGTATTTGGAAAGAATCAGCAAGAAAAGATCATGACAGGCTCATACAATGAAACCTTATCTACAACATTTTCTAAGAATGTAAGGAATGGAATTCAAGAGCAAAAAGCAGATCAAGAAAAGATTGTATATAGCGATATATTTCCAGATGTGAAAATCAAACAAGGTGATGGAGCTATGAATTTATGGAGCCTAGAAGGTGGATACAATAACTATCTAGCCACATCACCGACAGGAACAGCCACAGGGTTTGGATGTTCTCTCATGATTATAGATGACTTAATCAAAAACTCAGAAGAAGCATATAACGAAAATGTATTAGAAAAGCATTGGGATTGGTTTACTAATACTATGTTATCTAGGCTTGAAGAAGGTGGAAAGATCATCATAATCATGACTAGATGGGCAACAGGAGATTTAGCAGGGAAAGCATTAGATCATTTTAAAGAAGAAAAGAAAAAAGTTAGACATATATCCATGAAAGCCTTACAAGATGATGGAACTATGTTGTGTGCAGAAGTTCTTTCTAAGGAAAGTTACAATATGAAAGTTCGAGCTATGGGTGAGGATATAGCAAGTGCAAACTATCAGCAAATACCTATAGATGTAAAAGGAAAATTATATAATAGTTTTAAAACATATACAGAAATACCTAAAACCGATTATGGACATTCTCTATTTACTCGTATAGGTGCTTATGTAGATACAGCAGATGAAGGAAGTGACTATCTGTGTGCTATTGTCTATGGAGAATACAATAAAGAAGCATATGTCCTAGATGTGTATTATACAAAAGATGGGATGGAAGTTACAGAACCAAATACAGCTAAGATGTTACATGAAAACAATGTAAATCTAGCAAGGATTGAAAGTAACAATGGTGGCCGAGGGTTTGCAAGATCAGTACAAAGGATATTGAAATCAAAATACAATAGCAATAAAACAATCATTAAATGGTTCCATCAAAGCAAGAATAAAAAGGCTAGAATCCTTTCAAACTCTACATGGGTAATGGAACATATATATTTCCCTATAAACTGGAGAGATAAGTGGCCAGAGTATTACAAGGCTATGACAGCATATCAAAAGGAAGGGAAAAACAAAAATGATGATGCTCCAGATGCTACAACAGGAGTAGCTGAAAGTATTAATGAAAAAGCAAAAATTACCTTCTTAAAGTAGCTGAATGTAACAAAAGCCTAATTGTGATGCATTCGAAAACACTTGTAAATATTGAAAATATCACATTTGGATAATAATACAATGAAAATGTATAAAAATCACATAAAAAAGTAGGTGATAAAGCTGATAACTTATACAGAATTGATCAATAAAAAGATTATATCTAATGCAAAAATCATAGACAGTACAATCATAAAAGACTTAATAAAAAAACACAATACCACTCAGATGATAGCAGGACATAACTATTATCATAATGAAAATGACATTTTGAAAAGAAAAAGATACTATTACAAAGATGGTGAGAAATTAGAGGACACTACTAAAGAGAATCATAAAATACCTCATAACTGGCACAAAATGCTTGTAGATCAAAAAGTATCTTACTTAGTAGGAAAGCCAATATCATTTTCTACAAACAATCAAACAGAGTATGAGGATAGAATAAACCTAATCTTAGGTGAGGTATGGGATGATACTCTTACAGAGCTAGCAAAGAACAGCAGCAATAAAGGTACAGAATGGCTCCATACATACATCAATGAAGAAGGAAAATTTAAGTTTATTATTATTCCTGCTGAGGAAGTTATCCCAATCTATGATACAAGCCTACAGGAGAATTTAGAAGCTATATTAAGATATTATCTAGTAGAAGTTAATGGGCAGGAAAGAATTAGAGTAGAATGGTGGACTAGAGATACAGTTACATACTATATAGAAACAGAGACAGGAGTATTTGAGTTAGATGATACAGAAAAGAAAAATCCAGATAGTCATTTTTACTACAATGACAAAGGGTATGGATGGGGCAAAGTACCTTTTATAGAGTTTCCTAACAATCAAGAGAGATATTCGGACCTTAAATATTATAAAGAGTTAATAGATGAATATGATCTAAATATTTCAGATTTAGCGAACAATCTAGCAGAATTACAAGAGTTGATTATGGTTTTAAAAGGATATGAAGGAACGGACTTAGCAGAATTTACAGAGAACATAAGATTCTATAAGACTATACAAACATCTGGAGAAGAAGGAAGTGGAGTTGATAAACTAGAGCTAAATATTCCAGTAGAAGCTAAAAAGGAAATGACGGATAGGCTAGAAGAAAATATATTCTTATTTGGTCAAGGTGTGAATATGAAAACAGATAAGTTTGGAAATAGTCCATCTGGTGTAGCCTTAAAGTTTCTATATTCAGCACTAGATTTAAAAGCTAGCATTATGGAAAGGAAATTTAGAAAGGCTATAAAAAGGCTCTTATGGTTTGTAACAGAGTATATCAATATCATAGATAATACGAATTATAACAGCACAGATGTACAAGTAACTTTTAGAAAAACTATGATCACAAATGATCTTGAAAATGTAGATATTGCTCAAAAATCTGTAGGGATTATATCTGATGAAACAATTGTTTCTAATCATCCATGGGTAGAAGATGTATCTGGAGAAATAGAAAAACTAAAAAATCAGAAAGAAGAAGAGTTCAATAGCTTTGGAAAGATAGATTTTCAAAATGAAGGGGAGGAAGTAAAGAATGGCTAAGTACAGAAAGAAACCTGTTATAATAGAAGCTTTTCAATGGACAGGAGACATAGAACAAAAAGAAGATCCAATATGGATTGTAGAAGCTATAAAAAAAGGAGTAGTAAGTTTTCTAGGGCAAGGTACTCCAAATGTAAAAATGATAATTAAAACATTAGAAGGAGATCACGAAGCAAGTAGAGGAGATTATATCATAAAAGGTATAAAAGGCGAGTGTTATCCTTGCAAACCAGATATATTCAAAGCTACTTATGAAAAAGTGGAAGAGTGATAAAAATTGAAATCAAAAGAATACTGGAATCAGAGGATAGAGCAAGTAGCAAGGCTGCAATATGGGAAAGCTGATCAATACATTGGTGGAAGGTTGAAAGTAGAGTATTTACAAGCTCAACAAAGCATACAAAAAGATATAAATATGTTTTATCAGAGATTTGCTCAAAACAATGATATAAACTTAGTAGAAGCAAAGAGGCTACTAAGTGGCAATGAGTTAGCAGAGTTTAAAATGCAGTTAGGAGAGTTTACTAGGCTTGCTAAAAATAATAAAGATGGACAATGGACAAAGACACTAAACAATGTCTATTACAAAGTAAGAGTAAGTAGATTAGAAGCTTTGCAAATACAGATTAGAAATACTATAGAAAATTTAAGACTAGCAGAAGAACAACAATATAGCAATCTTTTAAGTGACACATATAAAGATACTTACTATCGGACGCTATTTGAAATTCAAAGGGGTACAGGTATAGGAGTAACATTTGCAAAGCTAGATACAAAAACAGTAGAAAAGGTATTAAGAACACCATGGCTAGAAGAAAACTTTTCAACTAGAATATGGAACAATAAGCAGGAATTGATAAGGCAGCTAGAGACAGAACTTACCCAAGCTATTATACGAGGAGATAGCCTAGACAAAACAGCTAGGACTATAAGAGATCGAATGGGTGTAAGTTATAGGAATGCATCTAGGCTTATCAGAACAGAAGCAAGCCACATTCAAAATGAATCTACATATGATAGTTACAAAGCAAGTGGAGTAGTAAAAAAATATCAATTTCTTGCGACATTAGACAATCGTACAAGTAGTGTATGTAGAAGCATGGACAATACAGTATTCAACTTAAATGAAAAGCAAGTAGGAATAAACTATCCTCCATTACATGCGAATTGTAGATCAACAGTAGTGCCTTATTTTGATGATGAAATAGATAAAGGTGAGAGAATAGCCAGAAAAGGTGATGGAAAGACTTATTATGTAGATGGAGATATGAGTTATAAGCAATGGTATGATAAATATGTCAAAAATGATGTAACAGAAACTACAGCAGAAAGGAAGTGGGAAAATAGATATAGTGATCAGAAACAATATGAGAAATATAAGGAAATTTTAGGGAAAGAAGCTCCTAATTCTTTTGATAAGTTCCAAGAATTGAAGTATAATAATAGTGAGGAATGGGAAACTCTTAAGAACCAATTTAAAAGTAAAACTACTACAACAAAGAGAGATGGATCTACTAGAGCACAAGAATTTTCAAAGTATTGGAAAGAAGCTAGTTTAAAAGATACTATTTATAAGCATATTCCAGATTATCAAATAGAAGAAAATCTGAATAAAGGAAAGAAAATATATAAGAGTAATCAATCTAATCTTCAAATAGTATATGATGTAAATGGAGATTACTTTAGAATAGAGGATACTATAAAGAAAGGTAAAAGAAGATATTTAGATATTAACGCAAATGATGTTTCAAATAAAATTGAAAATGGAAAGCAAAAAGGCAGAAGTAAAGATGAATATGAGGCACTAACCCATTATAAAAATAGTGATAAGAAAGGAGCTGAAAAGAAATAATGAGTAGATTAAGATATATATCAATACCATTAAATGCTGATGGAGAAGAAGAATATAATAATGGAATTGAAGATACTGAGAATATTAAGACTTTGAACTTATCAGATGAAGAATTTAACTTTTTATATTCTAAAGGAGTATTTGATGATATAAATAATCAGTGTGAATTATTAATTGATGATTATGAATCAGAAATTATTGATAATTCTAAGATACAAACTTGCAAAGAAATTTTATCTTCTTTTGGAGATGAAACAGAAACATTTAAAGAAGCCATAAGATTGGCAGAAGCTAACAATACATTTATAGGATTAGATTTTTAAATAAGCACTTACTAAGAAAAAACAGTAGGTGCTTTTATTATGCCTAAAAGTGAGGTGGGGTATATATGCATCATTACATTACAAAGTATAAGGAAAACGGAATAAGATATGCAGAGGCATGGATTCAGATAAATTTGTTTGGTAAATGCCTCTGCATATGGAAAAAGAAAATTAGAATTTAACTTTAAATTACTACTAAATTTTTTCCCATTTGTGACCTTTTTCTTGGGTAGATATTACCATATATGAAAAAAGTGTACAAACAATTAAGTCTTAGCAATAAGGCTTTTTATTTTGCTCTTTTTAAAGGTTAGAGCATAAAGAAACGTAAGCTATTGGTGGAGCCTACCACTTTAAAAAGGTTAATAGGAGAGGAGAATATATATGGATTTAAAAGAACTATTAGGAGAAGAATTGTTTCAACAGGTATCAGAAAAATTAGGAGATAAGAAAATAGATATAGTGAATGATGGAAATTGGATTCCTAAAGATAAATTTAATTCTACAAATGAGCAATTAAAGGAATTAAAGAAGCAATTAGATGAAAGAGATGAGCAGTTAAAAGAATTAAAGGCAAAAGCAGCAGGGAATGAGGAATTGACTAGTAAGATTGCAGAATTAGAAAAATTAAATGATCAAACTAAGCAAGAATATGAAACAAAAATAGCTGCAATTAAAAAAGATACAGCTATAGAGTTGGCTTTAAAAGATCAACAAGCAAAGAATATTAAGGCTGTAAAAGCTCTGTTAGATTTAGACAAAGTAAGTGTAGATGGTGATAATTTAATAGGCTTAAAAGAGCAATTAGAGAGTCTGAAAGAATCGGACTCTTATTTATTTGGAAAAGATACTCTAAAAGGAAGAGATCCAAATCCTTCTAATCCAGTAGATCCAGAGTATAAAAATAATCCATGGAAAAAAGAAACTTTTAATCTTACAGAGCAAGGAAGAATTTTAAAAGAAAACCCAGAACTTGCACAAAAGTTAATGCAAGCAAAATAATTTTAAGGAGAGTGTAAAATATGACTACAAGAATAGCAGATGTAATTCAACCAGAGGTATTTAACCCATATGTAACACAAAGAACCATGGAACTTTCAGCATTATTTCAATCAGGAATAGTACAAAACAATTCAGAATTTAATAAATTGGCGGGTGGGCCAAATACACTTATCAATATGCCATTTTGGAATGACCTTACAGGTGATTCAGAAATTATGATGGACACAGGAGATTTGACACCAGGGGCAATTGGTTCTAATAAGGATGTGGCTAGAAAACATGGTAGAGCTAGAGCATGGGGAGCAAATGGACTTTCTTCATTATTAAGTGGGGATGACCCTATGGGTGCTATAGCTTCTTTAGTAGCTTCATATTGGGCAAGAGAAATGCAAAAAATCACTATAGCAACCTTAGAAGGAGTATTTGCATCAACAACTATGAAAGATAAAGTACATGACATTTCTACTTTAGAAGGAAATACGGCATTGCTTACAGGAGATACGTTTATAGATGCGAATCAACTTATGGGTGATGCAAAAGATTTACTTACAGGGGTTTTAATGCACTCAGCAGTAGAGGCTTACTTAGCGAAAAGAAAATTAATTGAATATGTTCAAGAATCAGAGCAATCAATGAGAATACCATATTTTATGAATAAACGTGTTATCGTTGATGATGGAGTTCCATATGATACAACAAGTAAAGTAGGGACAATGTATTTGTTTGGTAGTGGAGCTATAGCTTTAGGAAATGGATCACATCCAAATATAATCGAAACGGAAGTAGACAGAAATAAAATGGCTTCATCTGGAGAAGATTTCTTGATCAATAGAAAAATATTTTTGCTTCATCCAAGAGGTGTAAAATGGACTGAAAAGAAAGTAATAGATGTATTCCCAACAAATACAGAGATACAGACAGGAACCAACTGGGAAAGAGTCTATGAACCAAAAGCAGTAAGAGTTGTAAAACATAATTTTAAAATAGCATAGTAAGGGAGCATATGCTCCCTTTGCTGTTTAGAAGTAGGTGAATAAATGACTCAATTAGAAAAGTTAAAACTATTATTGGGAATCACTACAAAAGATATTACTACAGATAAAGAATTTATTTTGCAATTCGCTATAGATAAAGCAACAGATATAATCAAAAATTATTGTAACATATCCAAACTACCAGAAGAACTAAATAACATAGTTTTAAATATAGCACTAGACATATACAGAAAAGAAAATCTAGGGAGTGAAAGTGAAGCCATAGGGCCTATAAGAAGCATACAAGAAGGAGATACAACTACTACTTATGGTGATTCTCAAAATGCAGATCAAAAAGGTGATCTATTAAAAGATTATAGAAGCCAATTAAAACCTTTTAGAAAGCTGAGGTGGTAAATATTCATAGGAAAGCTATAGAAAGCCTATATCTAGATAAATGTACTATATCTAGATTAGGAAAAACGGAAGATCCAGATACAAGAGAAACCATACAAGGCTATAATACAATCTATGAAAATCAACCTTGTAGAATATCTCAAAAGTCTCTAGCAGTAAATACTCAAACAGAAGCAGAGAATAAAATCATGTATGAAACCAAGCTTTTTATTTCGCCAGAGATTGAAATAAAACAAGGCGATAGACTTATTGTATCTAGAAATAATTTAAGTCGAAAATACACAGCAGGAGAGCCGTTTATCTATTCTTCACACCAAGAGGTTTCCATTCAGAGAAAGGAATGGGCATAATGGCAGGATGGGGAAATTTTAATTTCTCAGAATTTGAAAGAATGGCAAAGACATTCAAAAAGGCATTAGATGAAAGAGTAATTGAAAGGTTTATAAGAGATTTTCTTTTAGAAATGGCTTTTAGAGCAGAGAGAAAAATAAAAAGACGTACTCCAGTAGATACAGGACAATTGAGAAGAAGTTGGCAAGTAGGAAATATAGAAAGGCAAGGAAATTCATATATAGTTGAGATATTCAATAATGCAGAGTATGCTTCATTTTTAGAATATGGACATAGGAAAGTTAATGAAAATGGTTGGGTGGAAGGTAAATTCATGATGACAATATCAATGAAAGAGATTGAGAGAGAGTTACCTATATATCTAGAAAGACGCATGACAGAATTAATGGATAATATTTTAAATGGTAGACCTCCGAGAAGGTGATAAATTGAGTACGGTAACAGTAAATAAAATAAGATATGGTGTAATAAAAGCATTATCAGACCATTTTGATATAGAAGTATTTGGAGAAGAAATAAAAGGAGACTTAGAACCTCCTTGTTTTTTTGTAAAGATGTTTAACACAGAACATAAACAAGATTTAGACAGAAGGTATTTAAGATACAATTCATTTGATATTCATTATTTTGGAGATACAACAAATAAGGATATGTTTAATATTCTTGAAGAATTATATGAAACCATGGAACTTATTGAAATAGATGGAAATTTATATCGTGGAACAAGTATGAAACATGAGATCATAGATCAAGTTCTACATTTCTTTGTAGATTATAATTTCCATGTATATAAACCAAAGGAGAATATTTCTAAAATGCAAAGTTTAGAACAGGAGGGATTTTTAAAATGGCTGAGAAAAAGCAAGTTGAACAACAAGTGACAGCATATGAAAAGAATCAAATTATATCATCTAAAAGATTCAATTTAATAGAAAAAGATGTACTTAAAAATATTTTAAAAGATGATGGAAAATATACCATTGAGCAAGTTGAAAAACTTCTTGATGAATTTCTAAAAAAGGAAGTGAAGTAATATGCCAGGAGGAACATGGCTTACTCAAAATAAAGTTAGACCAGGAGTGTATGTGAACTTTGAATCAGAACCTACACCATTAGGTACTTTAGGGGATAGAGGAATTGCTACAATGCCACTTGTTTTGAGTTGGGGAGTAGAAAAAGAGATCATTACAATAGAATCTGGAGAAGATACAGTAAAAAAGTTGGGATATGCAATTACAGAATCTCAGCTTCTTTTAGTGAGAGAATGTTTAAAGAGAGCAAAGACATTACTTTTGTATAGGGTGAATATAGGGAAAAAAGCTACTGCAACTATAGAACCACTTACTGTAAATGCTAAGCATACAGGAGCAAGGGGAAATGATATTAAAATAGTTGTACAAGCAGATATTGATGTAGAATCAAAATTTGATGTAATTACATTAGTAAAAAATAGAATAGTTGATAAGCAAATTGTTGCAACTGTAGAAAATCTAGTATCTAATGATTGGGTCGATTTTAGTGGAAAAGGTACTCTAGTTGTAAATGCAGGGGTTTCTCTTACAGGAGGGGAAGATGGAACGTCTACAAACCAAGATTACACAGATTATTTGGCAGCCATTGAGAAGTATGAATTTAATACTATGGCACTTCCAAGTACAGATACCACTCTAAAAGGTGTATTTGTATCTTTTATAAAACGTCTTAGGGATGATGAAGGGAAGAAAGTACAATGTGTACTAGAAAATTATCCTATTGCAGATTATGAGGGAATTATAAGTGTAAAAAATGGTGTAATTCTAGCAGATAATACAGAACTTACACCAGAACAAGCTACAGCATGGGTGGCAGGAGCTACAGCAGGAGCAAATGTAAACCAATCACTTACTTATACTAAATATGATGATGCAATAGATGTAAATCCAAGATATACAAATACAGAGATTATAAAAGCTTTAAAAGCAGGAGAGTTTATTTTTACTCATTCCAACGGAACAGCATTAGTAGAGCAGGATATTAACTCTCTTACATCATTTACACCTAAAAAAGGCAGAGAATTTGCTAAGAATAGAGTGATTAGGGTACTAGATTCTATAAACAATGACTTTCTTAAAATCTTTTCAGATTTCTATATTGGAAAAGTTGATAATAACGCAGAAGGAAGAAATCTTCTTAAAGGTGAGTGTATTAGTTACTTAGAAATATTACAAGGTATTAGTGCTATTACAAACTTTGATTCTCAAACAGATATTATAGTAATACAGGGTACTGCTATAGATAGTGTATATATAAAAGTGAATGTACAGCCTGTAGATGCAGTAGAAAAGATTTATATTGATGTAGTAGTTCGTGCTACAGATAAATAGAAAGGAAGTGAAAATATGCCTATTATGAATGAATTTGATGCAATAAGTGGTAAGCAAGCCAAGGCTTTTGCAACTATAGATGGAAGAGTAGAAGAATTGTTTTATGCTAAGTCATTAGAATCTACGATAGAAATTAATAAAGTAGATGTTCCTGTCTTAGGAAGAACAAATACACCTTCTGTAATGTCTGGGTGGACTGGAAGTGGAAGTATGACAATTTATTATATGACCACATTATTTAGAAGTTTAATTTTAGAGTATATTAAAAATGGGAAACCATTCTATTTTGATCTTCAAGTAGTGAATGAGGATCCTGCAAGTAAAATAGGAAAACAAACAGTTGTTTTAAAATCTTGTAGTTTAGACAATGTAATTGCAGCTAAATTTGACAATACAAGTGACGATAAGATGGATGAAGAAATTTCATTCACATTCAATGATTATGACATTTTAGATAAATTTAAGGCAGTGTAGTATATAACATCTTTTAAATATAAAAGGTGTTTTTTTATTACAAAAAAGAGGGCAATTCCTATCTAGGTAAGTTCCAGATGCCCTTTCTTTAAATTATAGGAGTTATGCATAGTAGGGTAGGCTCCTACTACTCCTAGAAATTTTAAAATAACTAGGAGGTTTTAAAATATGAATGAAATGATTGCTTTAGGATTAAAAGCTAAAAATGATGAAGCAGTAGCTAGTAGTAGAGTCATTGCTGAAAAATTTGATAAGAGACATGATAATGTTATAAGAGATATAGAAAAATTAATAGAGGGTATCCCCAAAATTGAGGAGACCCCTGTACATAGATATTTTATAAAAACTAATTATATACATGAGCAAAATAAGCAAAGATATAAAGAATATTTAATGACAAGAGATGGATTTACATTATTAGCAATGGGTTTTACAGGAGCAAAAGCTCTTAAATGGAAGTTAAAATATATAAAAGCTTTTAATAGAATGGAGAAATTCATTAGAGAAAAATTATCTAGTGAATGGCAGGAAACAAGAATCAAAGGTAAATTAGCAAGAAGAAATGAAACAGATGTGATAATGACTAGATTAATACCACTAGCAGAATTACAAGGAAGTAAAAATGCAGGGAAACTGTATATGACTTATAGCAAGCTAGTAAATAAATGCGTAGGTATTCCAGCTAATAGCAGAGACAAGGCAACAAGAAGAACTTTAGATGTAATATTTAATTTAGAAAATTTAATTGAGCATGTTATAGATGAAGAGGTAGAAAAAGGTACTTATTATAAAGATATATACCAAATATGTAAAGCAAAATGTAAACTTCTTGTAGAATTAAGTTATTTACCAGAACAAAAAATGATTGCGTAAAACACTAGACTTTAACGAGTCTTTTTTTATTACAGAAAATTATATAAAATAGGAGGATATAGATATGAATTTACAAGAATTTTTAAATAATAATCCAGTTGACAATGTTACAGAGGAAGTAGTAATCTCAGAGAGATTTAAAGCAGGTAAAGATAAATATTTAAAATTTAAGATTAAAGCTATGACTAATAATGAATTTGAAGAGATTCGTAAAAAGTCTACTACCATGAAAAAGAAAGGTAAAGTGGATTTTGATGTACAGAAATTCAATCTTTCTATTATTATAGAAAATACAGTATATCCAGACTTTAAAGATGCTGAGAGTATTAAAAAGTTAGGGTGTATCACTCCAGAGGACTATGTAAAAAAAGTATTGCTTGCAGGAGAAATTGTTGAGTTATCTACACAAATTCAAAAACTAAGTGGTTTCGATCAAGATATGGATACCTTGGTCGAAGAAGCAAAAAACTAATCAAGGAGGGTGATGGTGATGCAAATTATGCTTACTATGCCCTCCATAAACTTAAAATGAAACCTTCTACATTTATAAATATGGATAGAAACGAAAAGGCTTTTACAATTGCGTGTATAGATATTAGGATTGAAAACGAAAAGAAAGAAAGTGCAAAATTGAAAAAGAAATAATCTCCCTTTATGGTATAATATTGGTAAAATATACTAGCGGGAGGGGTTATATTGATCGTAGAAGGATTGAATGGGCAGATTGAATTGACAGGTTCAAAAGTAATTATTACTAGAAAAGGTATTTTATCTGTTCTTTCAAAAGGCTTTGCAGGTGAGAAAGTAATTCCTATTAATAGCATAACAACTATACAATTTAAAAAAGGTTCTCTGATAAGTGGAAATGGATTTATTAAATTTTGTTATGCAGGAAGTATAGAGAATAGGGGAAATTTATCACAAGCAGTCAAAGATGATAATGCTGTTATTTTTAGAAAAAAACATAATAAGGATTTTGAGAACCTTAAAAATAAAATAGAAGAATTAAAAAATCAATAAATTTAAAACTTGGAGCATCCGTAAAGGGTGCTTTTCTATTTATCAAAAAAGGTGGTGATACATATTGCTACTATCACAACTGGCTTAAGAATGTATGATCAAATGACAGGAGTTTTAAGAAATGTTACTCGCTCTTTGAATTTAACACTTTCGGCAATGGAAGATGTACAAAGGACAAGTAACAGGGCTTTTGATACAAGACAATTTGAAGCAGCTAGAAGAAGCATACAACAGACAGAACTATCTATTAGAAGTATAGACAGTTCAATACAAAGAAATACAAGTGAACAAAGGAGATTTAATGCAGAACTTAGAAATGGTTCGAATGATGCAGATTCTCTTACTAGAAAAATTTTAAGTATAGCAGGAGCATATATAGGAATTAGAGCTACCAGTAGATTTTTACTAGGTGGCTCTAAATATTTTATAGAATTTGAACAGCAAATGGCAAATGTAAGGGCTATTACACAAGCAACAGATACAGAATTTAAGATGCTAAATGAAGAAGCTAAAAAGCTTGGAAGAACAACTGTATTTTCAGCTACTCAATCAGCAGAAGGTATGCAATATCTTGCACAAGCAGGGTGGACAACAAATCAAATAATTGCAGGAATGCCTGGTTTATTAAGTTTAGCCGCTGCAAGTGGTGAAGATTTAGCCCGTACTACTGATATAATTAGTGATACTATGACAGGCTTTAGAATGGCAGCTTCTGAATCGAATACGGTAGCGGATATATTTGCATATACAGCTTCTAGTGCTAATACGAATGTAGCAATGATGGGAGAAACAATGAAATATGTTGCACCTATTGCTGAAAGTTTTGGAGCATCAATACAACAAACATCTGCCTTAATTGGAATGGCTGCTAATGCAGGAATTAAAGCTAGTCAAGCAGGAACGTCTTTAAGAGCAGGTTTTTTGAGAATGTCAGATCCTAAAGCTAGAGCTGAAATGGCATTAGATAAACTAAATGTTTCTTTTGTTGATACAAAAGGAAATATGAAAGATGTGCAAGAAATTGTAAAAGATTTATCATATGCTTTTTCAAAATTAAATAACTCTTCCCAATTAGCAGCAGCACAAAGAATATTCGGAGCAGAAGCTGCTACAGCTTGGTTATCTATAATTAAACAAGGACCAGAAGCACTTAATGAATGGGTAGAATCTTTAGAAAATGCAGATGGGACAGCTGCAAAGATGTCAGAAATAATGATCAATACAACAGAAGGAAAAATAAAATTATTCATGTCACAAATAGAAGGAGTATGGATTGATTTTTATGATAGGTTATCGAAAGGAACAACTGGAGAAGCGTTTAGTAATGTATTAAATGGGCTAGTCTTAGCTTTACAATCTATACTTCCTATTCTAGAACAGATTATAATTTTTACAGGATATGTTATAAACTTCATGACAGAACATGCAGACATTTTAGGGCCTGTTATTTATGGGCTTGTCAGTGCTTTAGGTACTTGGCTAATTATGATTGGTCTAATAGCTGTAAAAACTGCAATACTCAATGCGATTTTAGGTACGAATCCACTCGTTTTAATTATTTCATTAGTATTAGGAGTTGTTGCTGCATTAATTCATGCATGGAAAACAAATGATAAGTTTGCAGCAGGATTAATGAGAACATGGAATGCAATTTTAAATTTCTTTGATACTATCCCAGCGTATTTTTGGTCATTAGCTGAAATGATGGTTAAACCTTTTGTTATGTGGGCAAAGACTATAGGGAAAATATACGATTCTGTAATTAATGGAATTATAAAAGGAATAAATACAGTTTTAAAACTCGTAAATAAAGTAACTGGTTCAGCTCTTGAAATACAAACTAAATTTAGCTTTGAAAATATAGCAACAAAAGCACTTGATTTTGCAGGAGCAAAAAAAGATGCAGCTTTTGATAGGGCATCTAAAAAGGCAGCAGAAAGAGAGCAAAAAGTTATAGATATGCTCAATAATAGAGCGTCTAAAAGAGCAGCAGAACAAGCAAGTGGTGGGAATTTAGGATTAGAAAAACAAATAAATGATCTAAACGGAACTGGTATTCAACAATTAGGAGCATTGAATGATTCAAATAAAAAACTAGGTAAGATTTCAGATTCAGTAGATATATCAAAAGAAGATCTACAGGTAATGCGTGAACTTGCAGAAATGAAGAATATACAAAACTTTGTAACTCTTACACCTACTGTAAATGTAGAAGCTACAAGCACAGGTGGAGGATTTGATATAGATACAATGATTGCAAGAATTACAGAGAGTTTAGAAAATGAGATTGCTAGTTCAGCCAGTGCGACAATAATGGTATAGGAGGGATTTATATGAGAGGATCGTTAGAAGAAAGAATAAGAGTGTTAGAAGATAAGATATCTAAATTAGAAGAAAATGCACAAGGCAAAACAACTACTGTAACATTGAAACCTGCTGTAACACTTGATATAGATACAATAATAAAAAGAATTACAGAGACTTTAGAAAAAGAAATGAAACAACAAATTATATAGAATATGGGGGATAGCTATGAATGAAAAGTCTTTAGAATGTAACTTGCAAGATAACAATATAAATGAAAAAGACCTGTTTTGTATAGCAAGGCACATAAGGCAATATGTAGAAGCAAGCAAGGCACAAACCACTGTAGATTTTGGTCAGCCTTGCTTTTCTTGTAAATATGCTATGAGTAACTTGTGTAATTTCTATATATGGGATAGGTTTGAAAAATTATATCAAGCTACAAGAGTTAAGATTAGTCCTAAATATCAAAAAACAATTTGATATTTTAGTGAGATTAAATAAAATGGAGGCTCCTTCAAAGAAAGGAGGTATATGATGAATGAATACGGAATATGGCTAAGTTTTAATAATCAAGAGGAAGGTTTTCAAATTCCGATCACACCAGGAGCTATTGAAATAGGAGAGAGTGGACAAGGAAAGACATATGATATAGAAAAACTAGGAGAAATCAATGTGATTAAAAATATGAAATTGAGTGAATATAGTTTTTCTGGAATATTTCCTTCTACTCGATATCCTTTTGTAAGTTCTAGTGTCTTACTGCAACCTAAAACATATGTAGACTACATTCTAAAATGGATGGGTACAAAGCGACCTATCCGTTTTATTTTTACTGGAAAATCTTTTGATATAAATACCCCTGCTAGTATTGATAAATTTGATTGGAAAGAGACGGCAGGAAGAAATGGAGATATAGAGTATAGTTTGAAATTGAAGAAGTATACTTTCTATTCAGCTAAGAGAGTAAATGTAGTACAAGAAAGCAAAGCAACTGAAATAACTACAATTCTACAGAAAGAACAACCATCAAGACCAAATGATAAAGAAACTCCTAGTAACTACAAGATTAAGAGAGGGGATACACTTTGGATAATAGCAAAGAAAACTCTTGGTGATGGTTCTAAATGGAAAGACATACAAAAAGAAAATAATATAAAAGATTCTGATTTGAAAAAACTGCAAGTAGGAAGAGGTTTAAGCATACCAGGAGGGACTGCAAATGCTTGAAATATTATTAGATAATAAAAACGGTAATGTATGGGATATATCTGAAATAGTAACAGATATATCTTATAAGACATACAGAATAGGAAAGCCTTCTAGCTTATCATTTACATTAATTAAGGGAGCTATATATCAGGATGCTTCTTTCTCATACAACAATGGAGATATAATTCGTATGAAGTATGAAAACCAAAACGTTTTTTATGGATATATATTTACTATAGATGGTGGTAAAGATGAAAATGTAAAAATTACTTGCTATGATCAGATTAGATATTTATTAGCAAAAGATACTTATGTATTCTCAAATACAACTGCAACAAATATCATAAAAAAGATTGCAAATGATTTTTCTCTTAATGTGGGTGTTATGGAGAATACAGGATATGTAATACCTAAAATGGTTGAAGATGGACAAAAACTATTAGATATAATTGATAAGGCTTTAACACTAACTCTAGTAAATTCAAATAAAAACTATGTATTTTATGATGACTTTGGCTTACTGACTATTAAGAATGTAGAAAACATGCTCATTGATTTTTATATAGGTGATGATTCATTGATGTATGATTATAAATCTACAAAGTCTATTGATCAAGATACCTACAATAAAATTAAACTCTATAAGGATGATAAGAAAGCAGGAAAGAGAGAGGTATATCTAGCACAAGACAGTTCAAATATTTCTAAATGGGGAGTATTACAACTATATGAAAAAGTTGACGAAAAAATGAATCAAGCACAGATCAATCAGATGTTAAATCAAATGTTGAAGATTAAAAATAAGGAATCAAAAACTTTAAGGCTTGATTGTATAGGGGATATAAGAATAAGAGCAGGAAATTATGTTCCGATTGTCATAGAAGAATATGAAATCAATCAGCCATTTATTATAGATCAATGTACACATAAAATAAATGGATCAGAACATACAATGAGTATAGATTTGAAGGTGATATAAAATGCTTAATGCAATTAAACAAGCTGCTATGGATGCGATAGATGCTTCTTCTCCTGTTAAAATTCATTTTGGAGAAGTAACAAGTGTGTCTCCTTTGGAAGTAAAAGTAGATCAGAGATTCACTCTTACCTCAGATTTTTTAGTAGTTCCAGAAAGATTAAAAAGATATGTTGTATCATTAGAACACGCACATAAATATAGTGATGAAACTCCATCAGGGACTAAGTCTAAAACTACAGGCCCAGAATTGATCCCTGTTCTAGTAATACGAGAAGGGCTTAAAGTTGGAGATAAGTTAATAATTTTAAGTAAACAAGGAGGGCAAGAATATTTTTTGTATGATAAGGTGGTAGAATTATGATACCCACAGGCTCTAAAATTAGAAATGCTACAGTAGAAAATGTACAACGACCTTCTAAAACTTGGAAAATAGATTTTGAAACAGGAGACATTATAGAAACAATTGATAAATTGGATGCAATAAAACAATCTGTACATAAAATTTTAAAAACAAAAAGATTTGAGTATGTAATATATACTACAAACTATGGGAATGAACTAGAAACACTTTTAGGAAAAGACAGGTTATATGTAAGATCTGAAATAGCAAGAATGATAAAAGAAGCATTAAATGTAGACGATAGAATACTGTCTATTCAAAATATGAACATAGAATTTGTAGGAGATACAGCTATAGCAAAATTTACAGTAGTTAGTAATGCAGGAACATTTGATGTAGAGGAGGAGGTGTTAATATAGATGTATGAAAATATGACATATGAATATATTCTGCAAAAGATGTTAGATAGAGTGCCTAATACGATAGATAAAAGAGAAGGAAGTGTAATATATGATGCTCTTGCTCCTGCAGCTGCTGAAATGGCACAAATTTATATTGAACTTAATATAAGATATAACTTATATTTTATAGAGACATCAACAGGGGAATATTTATCACAAAGAACTGCCGAGGTTGGGGTAAAAAGAAAACCTGCTACAAAAGCCATAAGAAAAGGGCTTTTTTTTAATTCTAATAATACACTCTTTGATATTCCGATTGGAAGTAGATATTCTATAGATAACTTAAACTACATTGCAGTAAATAAGTTAAGTACAGGAGAGTTTGAAATGGAGTGTGAGAGGGTTGGGATAGTAGGAAATCAAAAATTTGGAGAATTAATTCCTATTGATTTTGTGGATGGACTGGCAAAGGCAGAATTGGCAGATGTATTAATTCCAGGAGAAGATGATGAAAGTGATGAAAATTTGAGAGAAAGGTATTATGAAAAAATTAGAACTCCTGCTACATCAGGAAATAAATATCATTATAAAAATTGGGCAAAGGAAGTAATAGGGGTAGGAGATGCACATATCATTCCATTATGGAACGGAAACAATACCGTAAAAGTAATAATAGTAGATAGTGAAAAAAATCCAGCAAGTGATTATTTAGTCCAAAAGACATTTGATCACATTGAAGAGGAAAGACCAATCGGAGCAAGGGTAACAGTAGTATCGGCACAAGCTAAAAATATAAATATATCAGCAAAGCTAAATCTAGCAAATAAATATACAATACAAAATGTACAAAGAGAGTTTGAAAATACATTGGAGAAGTATAGAAAAGATATAGCTTTTAAGGATTCATATATTAGCTATGCAGCTATAGGGAATCTGCTTTTTAATACTCATGGTGTGCTTGATTACAATAATCTAAATTTAAATGGTGTAATGAAGAATATAGGGTTAGAAGATGAAGAGATACCTATATTTAATACAATTCAACTAGAGGTGATGTAGATTGTTTGTAGAGAAGTTAAACAAAAAACAAGATGGAATTTATGTTATAGAAGAAGAAAAAATCATCATAGATGGAAAATGGGAAGGGTTTTTAGGTCATGACAATGTAAATATAGTATCTATATCAATTCATACTGCTCCAGGATTTGCAGGAAAAAAAGTAGTAAATTATTTTGTGTCTACTCTAGAGGAAATGCCATGGAAAACACATTTAAAAGTATTTTCAGATAGTGAAAAGGTCTATATTACTTATGAGAGTACAGGTGATCAAGTAGAAGCTGAGGATATTAACGAGTTACAAAGAGGTATAGTCGGTACAATAAAAGATTTAGAAGAATATAAGAAAAGCAATATAAAAGAAATAGATAATTTAAAAGAAAAAACTATTGAACATATACATCAAGAAAATAATCCACATCTAGTTACATTAGAACAATTAGGAGGAGTATCTGCAAATGACATTAATCTTCTTGAAGAAACAATGAAAAAATACATTGATCAAAAGCTTTCAGAAACAAGTTTAAAAGGTCCTTTTACCTGGCAACAGCTTAAGGGGGTATAAATATGTCTTATAGTACAAAGCAATATGGACAGATCATATATGGAGAAGAAGACACTTTTATACAAGATGATATAGAATCTTCACTTCCAGACTTAATGAAATATCTACCTCGATACTATCAAGAGTCTAAAACAATGAAAGAGTTACAAAATAGTATAGGAAAAGAGTTTGGAGTATTTAATTACTACATTAAAGATGTAGAAAAACAATTCTTTATAGATACAGCAACTTGGGGACTTGCGATATATGAAAAAGAATTAGGAATACCTACAAATGTAAATCTTTCCTTAGAAGAAAGACGAGAGATTATTAAAGCTAAATGGAGAGGTTCAGGAACCACTACAAAACAAATGATCAAAAATACAGCAGAAGCTTTTTCGGGCGGAGAGGTAGATGTTATCGAGTACCCAGAAGAAGGATATTTTGTAATAAAATTTATAGGAGTTAAAGGGATTCCTAGAAATATGGAAAGCTTTAAAGAAATGCTAGAAACAATCAAACCTGCTCACTTGGCATATGAATTTAAATATATCTTAGTAGTATGGCAGATGCTTAAGAATTGGAATACTACTTGGAAAATAGGAAGTACAATGACTTGGAATGAGCTAAGACAGTATAGACTTGATGAATTAAACGAGGAGGGAAAATAATGAAATATACAGGAAATCTAAAATTAAAAAAACCAGATCTTGCAGATGTTGTAAATGTAGAAGATTTAAATTATAACTCTGATATTATAGATCAACAAATAACTCGCACTAAAGATGAAGTTAATGGACAATTAGCAGATTATGAGTACCAAACTCCACAGATTGTAGGTTCAAAAATAATATTACATAAAAAGGGAGATACAAAAAGATTATTTTTTAAAATGCCTTCAGAACTTAATGGTACAATTTCAATATCCGTTGATAACGGTGTAACAACTAAGCCTTTGCAAGATATCGACGGAAATCAAATTACGAAATTAAAAAAAGGATTTATGGAGGTGGTAGCTGACGCAAATTTTTTTATTTATGTTGAAACAGGAGAAGATTTTATACAAGTTGAATATCAAGATTTTTACAACGATTTATTTCTGGCAAGAACTACCCCTACCCCATTATCAGTCGCTAAAAGTGGATTAGCAGGAGCAAGTGTAGGTG